GATAAGTTTTTTGTTGCAAAGAAGTCAGTATTCAACGTGAATCCAAAGTTATATAAGACTGAAGGAGAAATAGATGATGATTTATCTGGAGTACTTAATTCTAAATTTAAAATTGCATTACGAGAGTTTTCAAAATTGGGGATTACGGGCGTACTTCAAGGCGATCTTATGTTCACTGATGATATCAAAACAAGCACGATTGATGGGGAAAAATACTATACTTTTCAGCCTAACACTATCGTTTATGCTGCACCTGTTAATAGCAATATTGGTCGTATTTTCAACAGGGCAAAGATTGGTATAGTTTGGCACACCACATATAAAGGAAATTCTCTTCCTGATATGAAAGCGTCCTTTGGTGCAGATATATCAAAGCTTACTAAGACAAGTTCTGTATGGATGGATGATGCAACATATAAGGATGTATCTGGTAAAGCTACATTTACACAGAGAGAAACTGAATCAGTTACTGCTATACTATCAGAAACTGGTAAAACTTTTAATAAGATTAACGGACCCAAACTAAGAGCATTCCTCAGGCTACAGGACAGTATGACAGGAACTCTTGCTGGTGCATCTCTCAAGACATATAACAATAGTAAGGTTCGTACTGGAGAAAAGATCACTAATCCTGCCGCACATGCGAAGGGTTATGAGAAGTGGGTATTTGCTTCTATCAAGAAACAGATTGATAAGGCAAAGAGTGATAAGGGTAAGAAGAAATATACAGACATGCAGAAAGAATATGTAAGGGAAATAAGAAGGCACACTGTCAATTTAGTACAAGTTATTACCTTTCAGAACCTATTAGTTGATGCAAAGTCACAAATTGTAAATAAACTAAATAGTGTGAAGGGATTGACAGATACGTTTATTCTTACTAGCAATGGATATAAAGTGACAAATCCCGAAGGTTATGTTGCTATTGATAGGGTTAGTGGAGATGCTGTTAAACTTGTAGACCGTATGGAGTTCTCGTTTAACAACTTCACAGCAGTAAAGGCATGGGACAAATGAAAAGTTTTCTAAACTTAAACGAAAAAGTTTACGGTAAAATGGTCGGTATAGCTCAACGTAGGAAGCAAGGCCGCAGGATGAGAATGTTGTCCAAACAAACTTCATTTAAAATGAAAAAAAGACGGACTATGATGCGAGTCAGAAATACAGAAAAACTTACTAAGTCTGCAAGAAAACAAACAATTAATAAATTTAGACTTAAAGTATATCCTAATTATAATAGTATGTCGATGATGGCTAAAATTAAAGCAGACCAAATAATTATGCAAAGATTTGGAAAAAGAATTGAGAAAATATCAAAACGAGCTACAATAAAACTTCGTCAAGGTGAACATGATAGAGTTAAAAAGTTTAGAGCCGGTATAGTTGCTAAATCCGCACCTATTAAGAAAACTACAAACCTGTCAACAGAACCAATGGTTGCCAAGAAGCTGACTAGGAAACCAATAAGTGCTTTCCTACAAAAAGGTAATAATGCAAAAATTTAGTGAGTTAATGGAAAAAAGTGGTGATACAGCTGTATTCACTTTTGGAAGACTGAATCCTCCAACTACTGGTCATGGCAAGTTAATTGATGCTTTGGGCAAAGAGCAGGGTAAGAATGTTGGTTCTAAGATGCATGTTTTTGTTTCTCACTCTCAAGATGTTAAAAAAAATCCTCTAGATTATAAAAGAAAAGTTGCATACATTAAAAAGATGTTTCCAAAATATGCGAAGAATGTCATCACAGATAGTTCACGAAACATTTTTGAAGTTCTTGTGTCTCTTTACAATAAGGGATACAAGTCAATCATCATGGTTGTTGGAAGTGATAGAGTGGATGAATTTGAGAAACTTATAAACGAATACAATGGTGTCAAATCTCGTCATGGTTACTATGGATTTGATGCCGTTGCCGTGGTGTCGGCAGGAGAGCGTGATCCTGATGCTGAAGGTCTTGAAGGCATGAGTGCCAGCAAGATGAGAAAAGCTGCAATGGATGGCGACTTTGATTCTTTTAGTCAGGGTGTTCCATCTGGTTTTAGAGATGTTAAAAAGATGTATGCAGATGTTCGTAATAAGATGGGCATTCGTGAAGAAAAAGACATGGGTGAGATGGATGTTTATGAAGAAATACGTGATGCTTATCTCACAGGAAAGATTTGGAATGTAGGTGAGATTGTAGAAGCAAATGGGATAAGTGGAGAAATTGTCCGTAAAGGAACAAACTATATTTCATTTATGGCAGAAGATGGTAAAGTTCATAAAGCGTGGTTGAATGATATTGCACTTGATGAAGCATCTGATGTTTCTACAAGATCAGGAAGACGAGCTTGGTATAATGAAAGAATGAGAAAAGCCAAAGCAGCAGGCCACCCAAATCCTAAAATGTATGCATCTCAAGCTGCACAGGAAACTGGATGGGGCAAATTACCATCTGCTAAAGGTAATCTGGTTGGAATGAAAGCTCGTAAGAAACAAGCTGCTGAAAGAAAACGGACAAAAGAATTTAAAGGTGGTAAAACGATAAAAACCTCTGCTCGTTTTGCACAATTTGATAGCGAAGCAGATGCTATTAAACAGCATGGTAGTGAATGGAGAGGTGTACTAACAAAATCTGGTAGTCGTAAATATGCTACTGATCCAGATTATGGGAAAAAGATTGCAGCAATAAGTAAAATGTATGGTGGAAAAACTGGCGAAGATAAAAAATCAAAGGGTGTTGATGTAAAAGACCCTGAGAGAAAGGTTAAACGAGATAGTAAAACAAGTGTTACTGTTCCAATCAAGCTATCACCAAAGAAAAAAGTAGATGTAAAAGACCCTGAGAGAAAGGTTAAACGGGATAGTAAAACAAGTGTTACTGTTCCAATTAAGATTCCACCAAAGAAAAAAGAGAAAAAAGATACACAGAGTTTTGGTCAAGCATTCGCAGCTGCTCGTAAGAAAGAAGGTGGCCCCGGTGGTATATTTACTTGGAAAGGTAAAAAGTATAATACACGCCGTGCTGATGATCCAAAACCAGCAAAAACAATGACTGCATCCTATGATCCAGAACTTAATGAGATGGCATGGTTTATGAAAGCGAAAGCAAAGATTGATCAAATGACTCATCCAAGGGCTTATGATAAAATGATCAAAAATTATGTCAATAGATTAAAATCTACATCAAAGCAACGAAGCCCAGGCTCTATTGCGGCAGATGTTGCAAGAGAATATGGTGTTCCTGCCAGAAATTTCCAGCAGTATGTAAACAAGCTTGTCAGCACCGGTATTCTTCCAAGTGATTTGAAAGCACAGTATCAAGATGAGGGCTTTTCGTTTAAAGATTTTGTTAACCAAATTAATGAAGTTCCTAGTGTTACTGTTAAAATTAAAACAAAAGAGCAAAACATACGAGACACACAAAAAAAACTAGGTATTAAGGTTGATGGAATACTTGGTCAAAAAACTAAAATAGCAATTCGTCGGAGTGAAGTTTTGCATGGCAGCAAATATAATCCAAAATTTGGCACACTTCAAATGAATGAAGTAAAACAAGACCCTGATGTTAAAGATATGCCAGGTACACAACCAGCAAAGTATCATTCTGGTGTAAAATCAAGTGTCAAGGATGACAGAGACAGACATTTCAAAGCAAAGAAGGCCGGTCCAGCACCGGGAGATAAAGGTGCAGTAACCAAGCAATCTATTCATACTCAAAAATACAAGAAGATGTTTGGTGAAGTTCTTGATAAAGATGCTGATATTGGAGATTATGTAAAAGATTTCAGAAAGTCAGATGCGCCACAGTTCAAGGGTAAGTCTGATAAGAAGAAACAAAAGATGGCTGTTGCTGCATACCTCTCAAGGAATGAAGCTTTGCTTGATAGAGTTGACCAGAAGCTAACTGAAAATGGTCATACAGATGTTGCATCAATGAAGAACAAGGTTGCGATTGCTTATAAGGCATTGGAGAAAATGCAGGGTGAGTTAGGCAAACTTGGTGATGAGGATGAACTTCCTACATGGTGGACAAATAAGGTTGCAACTGCTGTCAGTAGAATAGATGATATGGCAGACTATCTTGATACTCAAGTGGATGAAGCATACCAACTTGACGAAAAAATTACAGGGTTGATTAAAAAATCAGATAAGTCTAATATTTCTTATAGTATTCTCAAGAAGGTGTATGATAGAGGGATGGCTGCATGGAAGACAGGTCATCGTCCAGGCACTACACCTCAACAGTGGGCATTTGCAAGAGTTAACTCGTTCATTACTAAGGGTAGTGGTACTTGGGGTAAAGCAGATAAAGACTTGGCACAACAAGTAGAAAGTTTGAATTTTGAAGAGCCTTGTTGTGGTGATTGTAATAACAATGAAGAATACGAATCTGAATATGAATCTCAATTGAATGAATGGGGAGAGATTGAGGAAGAATCGGAGCATGGTGGGAGATCAGTAACCCTAAATAAACCAATGGCAGGAGATGTTAAAAAGTCAAAGGTTTATGTTAAGAATGAAAAAGGTAATGTAGTAAAGGTGGAGTTTGGCGATCCTAATATGACAATTAAGAAACATATACCAGCAAGAAGAAAAAGTTTTAGGGCAAGACATAATTGCGATAATCCAGGCCCAAAATGGATGGCTCGTTATTGGTCTTGCAAAGCGTGGTAAAGGAAAATAAAAATGTCAGTTTATAGAAAAACAATGCGTGAAGCACTTGAAGAGATGCAAGATACTCTTAATGAAGCGGAGGATTTTAAGCCTCACAAAATGTATGACCCAAAAACTGGCAAATCATATGATGCAAAAACTATGGGCGATCATCTAAAAATGAAGAAGAAGGGGTATGATCACGAAAAACCTAAAGATGAGGATGAAGATGAAAATGATATTGATGAATCTCTTTGGGCAAATATAGCTGCAAAACGTAAACGTATCAAAGCTGGCTCTGGTGAGAAAATGAGAAAAAAAGGTGATGCAGGCGCACCAACACCAGATCAAATGGCAAAAGCAAAAAATGAAGAATATGACCTTGATGAAGGTACAAAACAGATTCTTGCTCACGGTGGTAGAGGTAAGTATAAAGTAACCAAGGATGGCGACACTATTGAAATTAAGTTCGGAGGTAAGGTAGTTGGAACTGCTGACTTTGATAGAGGTGCTGACAGTTTCTTTGTAAGTATCAAAGGGGAGAAGGGTCAGAAGTCTTTTGACGATGCACAGGCAATCGCAGATTATTTTGCGAAGAACAAGATTACAGAAGAA